TTACATGCCTCGCACATTAAGCATATTATCGCGAATCCGTTCGGTTACCTTCTTAAGATGGGCTTTTTCTTCTCTTTCGATAATCTTTAATTCTTCCGGGGCGAATCGGGGGATAATATCTTGCAATTCCCGTACGATTTCCACAGTTTCACGTTCGATGCGCTCGGCAAGTTCGAACATTTCCATCTTGTCGCGGATCTTTTTCGCCTTTTCCAAAAGCTCTTCCGGTTTGGCGAGCAAACTGCGCTCTAAACGCAGACGGAAAAAATCATATTCGTCGGCGTCGACGACCCAACCGCCATCGGCTTTTGCCTGTTCGGCCAGTTTCATATAGGCTTTATGATGGTTGTCCTCGTCTTTCGCCATATTTTCAAAGTAAATATCGCCCATTTTAGCATCTTCTGCAATATGACGATATACCTTGGCTACTTCCTGTTCATTTTGGGCGAGCAAATGTAAAATTGCTTCCCCATCAACTCGTTGTGTCATATAGCCTCCTTCTAATTTTGCAATATTATATAATTGTACACTATTTAAGTGCTTACGTGTACTCTTCATACCCTTTCTAAAAAATTTTACTAAAGGAGTTGCAAAGATTTTACAAACTTGTTATAATCTATTTGTTGACGTCGAGATGTGGCGCAGTTTGGTAGCGTACATGTCTGGGGGACATGGGGTCGCAGGTTCAAATCCTGTCATCTCGACCAATTATGATAACGGCTGATTGCTTCTAGCGTTGCAATCAAGCCGTTTTTTATTTTTGCTTATTGTATAGTTACGTGTGGTTACTGCTGATTACTCCCCGACATCCCGATTTTTATCCCGATTTTTTATTTAACGAGTTTTAGTTTCGGTTTGGCGATTTCGGCCAGTATGTTTTCCGCCTCTTCGTCCACAGATCGTGTGGCGTGGATATATTTTGAGGTGGTTTGCGTCGAGGCGTGGCCGAGTTGCTTTGCAACGTTGGCGACTGGGATCCCTTTAGCCGCTAATATGGTCCCGGTGGTGTGCCGGATACCATAAGGCGGGATATAAGGTAGATCGTGCTTGCTGCAAAACTTTTTCAGGTATTTTCTAAAAGCATCTTGGACAAGATGATTGCCTTTGGAGTTGGTAAATACATAATTAGTAACGCCGAGGCTTTCGCTTTTTAGCCGCTCGAGTAGTTGGAGTAAACTTCCGGGCAACGGCTTTGTCCGGGTATCGCATGTTTTTGTGGGCTTTAAGACGTATCCAACGGATTCCCGGCTTAGAACAAGGGCTTGATCGATGGTAATCATACTGCGATCAAAGTCGATTTTGTCCCACATTAAGCCGTAAATCTCAGATGGACGGCATCCGGTGTAAAGTTGCAGAACAAAAAAGACATAATATTTAAAATCGCCTTTATCTTGGAGTGCCTCCATCACCTTATCCAGTTGATCGGGCTCGTAGTATCTTCCCTGCACTTGATTGGGTACGGGATTGATTTTAATATTATGCACGGGTGTCTCACTTATAATTTTTAGATCCTCGGCGTAGTTAAAGAGGGCTCTGAGGCAGTCCCTATAGTGTTTTATAGTTTTTGGCGATAAAGGCTCACCCGTTTTCTTAGAGATTACTTTTTTTAGGTGTTTCATGTAGTCGACGATATGGACCTTTTTTATGTCTTTGATTTTTTTATCGCCAAAGCGTTCCATAGTGCGACCCATCAAAAAGTCTTTATAAAAGTGGACAGTCCGAGCCTCCACATCAATATGGGACAAAAAGACATCGACAAATTGACGGTAAGTGATCTCGCTATAATCGACTGTTTCTTCCGGTTCTCCGAGTCGATCATAAATTTCGTTCTCCCTCGCCTGCATAAAGCGATTGAGGTCCCGCCCTTTTAAATTGGTATTATAAGTTACTGATTTTCTTTTTCTTTCCCCGTCGACTTGCCGTTCGACTTCCATCTTGTACTTGTTTTTCCCTATCTTTCTCCATGACATAAAAAATGCCTCCTTTCGTTTCGGAGGCTGTGATATAATATGGTTGCGATTGTAGGTCTATCATATCACGCCTCAATCCATGCCCTTTCCCGTGTCCAGACGGGGGAGGGCGCTTTTTTTATGCTTTTAAACTTTCTTTATATTCGTAGGCTTCGGGTTCCATGGTAAAGTTCACAGTGTTGTTGTGGTGCTCTAACACCAGTTTTTTCACCTCTTCTAGATTCACGTTGAAGAATTCTTTTCTTGGGTTTATTTTGTTTACAGCTTGATCTCTAAAGTGAGTATGCAGTAAATTTTCTAATCCCGGTGCATCGTCGGAGAAGATCATGGCATGAACATCAAAACTAAATGGCACGGATGCACTGCTTAATTCTTTGATTCTGTCCATCGGCTCCAAGCGTCGAGTTACGCCAATCTTGTATATGTTTTTTCCAAAACTTCCGATGTTGGATATAACATAAACATATCCGGCGCGTGTATTTTGCTCCCGGTCAAAGACGTGTTTTTTATCTTCTTCTAATAAGGAGAGCTTATCTTCGAGTTCTTTGATTTTGTCTATATACAACTGCTTTTCAACATCACTTTCTGATTTTTGCATATAGGCCATCAATTTGTTGATTTCACCGTTAAATTGCTTTTCTTCCTTTTCGATCTTTGCTTTTTCACGTTCAATTTCACGGCGTACTTTTTCTTCCTCTTTAAGCATTTCCCTCTGTTCTTGCCGAATGATTTTCTCTTGTTCAAGTTTTTTTGTCAGCTCGTTATTGATGGCAAGTTCGTCAAGCTTTAACTCAAGGATATTTTTGTCCAGTTGTACGCCGTCCACGTCGAATGCTTTATTCACCGTTTCAAAAGATTTTATAATTCGATCACGGGACTTGTCGGCATTAGCCAGCGTTAATTTATTCAAAATGTCGGTCGTTTCGGCGGAGAAGCATTTTGTTATTTGTCTAAACCGGGCATTGCGGACTTTGTCAGAGTCAATACTTTTCGCTTTAAAAGCTTTTCTCTCTTTAATCAGATCTTTTTCTTTCAGCTTTAGCATTGCCAATTCATTTTTAATTTCTTCGCTCGTCACGTCGGAATAATCTTTCGTATTGTCATACTCATAAATGACGCTTGATTGTAGTTCTCTATATTCTTTCTTTAGTTCTGCTAAATCATTTTTCAGCTTTTCTATATTTTTTTCTGTTTGCTTGAGTGATTTATCTTTGGATGCTTGCAATTCATTATATTTGTTCTCTAGTTCTGTTTTCTTATGAGTATATTCATTTTCAAGTGAGGAGGTTTTTTCCTCATATTCATTTTGTAGTTTTGCTATCTCAGCTTCGATGTCTTCGATGTTTTTAAGTTTAGCGGCCAATTCTTTTTTTACTGTTCTATATTTAAATAATCTAAGTAGTAGTATTAATCCGACGACAAAATTTAGCCCCGGAATAAAAGCAGCAATTCCTAAAACTATATCAAATACCATCACTATCTCCTTTCTAAAATCAAATCTACACTTTGCGTCTTATCTCAACCACTTTACCAACGATGGTAACTTCGCCGGGGTGAGTGTAGGTCTTAGGCGGATAGCCCGGATTCTCCGGCTTTAAGGTGATGGATGTGGGGGAGATGGAGACTCTCTTAAGGGTGGCGTCGTAACCGTTGACGTAACATGCGCATATATCGCCTGTTTCGGCGGAGGGTTGCAGACGGATCACCACTCGATCACCATCGAGCATCACGGGATACATAGAGTCACCTTTTACATCCAAGCCGATAAATCCCGCATCGCCTTTTACCCAATCCTCAGGGATGTCGATATAGTCGACGACGTCCTCGATGGCCTCCACAGGTGTGCCGGCAGGGATGCTCCCGACGACGGGGATTTTCACGGCTGTGGAGAGATCGACGGGTTTTAGCTCGCTCCCGTCAAATCCGACAAAACCTAACAGCACAAGAGGGTCGAGGTTTAAAGCGTTGACCAGAGCCTGCGCTTTATCTAAGCCCATGTTGCCAATGGTGCCACTTTCATATCGAGAAATGGCCGACTTGCTAACACCTATTTTATCCGCGAGTTCTTGCTGAGAGAGCTCTAAATATTTACGTTTGTCTCTTATGAGTTCTCCAATGTTCATTCCTTTCCCCTCCTTGTAACTATATATTATAGGAGAAATTGAAAAAAGTCAACGGATAAAAGAAAAATTTGAAAAATAAGTTGACAAAAAGAAACAAGGAATATATACTAAGGCTAGTTGAGGATACTCAATAAAATGAGGAGGTGAAACGATGATTAATAGCAATGCTTTAAAATCTGTATTGATTAAAAGCGGTCATAATATTGAATGGCTAGCTGATCAGTTGGGCTATACGCCTGCTAATATGTACAAAAAGTTGAGTGGAGAGACAAGGATTACATTAAATGAGGTTGTACAGATGCGAGATATCCTAAATTTAAGCGATGAGCAAACGAAAGAAATTTTTTTTGCGGCATAAGTTGCGGATAATCAACATATAAAGGAGGTACCCGATGGAAGAAATGCTTAACGAATTAAGAGAAATAAAAAAGCTGCTCCGTATCATTGCTCAAAATACGGAGCCGCTCGCTGATAAGTCGTTATTAGTTGACAGGGAGAAGTTTATGGATGCTCTTTATGAGTCTCTTGCTGAAGCGCGTCGTGATAGTTCTTCAGCATTATAAGGCATGCATCCGCCGCAGTTTCCCCAATGAGGTTCATGAGACCGATAGCTGAATCATCTTTTGGGTTCTGATGCGTAATTTCTTTTATAGTTTGATCGTAAATTTTTTGAAAATCGATAGTCATTATTTCACCTCCTTCCGAGGTGATTATAGCAAATAAGGAGGCGTGATATGGAAGATTTAAGAATCGATGAGAAACTGGACCAAATCATCGAGATGATAAAAACTCCGAAAGAGGTTTTTAGGCCGAAGGAAGCGGCGGAGTATCTGTGTATCGGTTATGACACGCTACAACAGCTCGCAAGGATCGGCGAGATCAGGTTTGCGTTAAATGGGAGCGTGAGGCTTTTTAAAAAAGAATGGCTCGACGAGTGGCTAGAGAAAGGAGGAACGAGATGAAAAGACCGTATACAAAAATGTACATGGAAAGAAAGTACCGGGAGCGTCGGCAGGTGGCGATCGCCGTGATCATCGGGCTGACGGTTATTCTCACGATGCTGTTTTGCCCGATTGGCGATGCGACGGCGGAAAATGTATGCGTTACGCAGTTAGATAAAAAAGCAAATTGGGCGGTGCAGTATAGCAAAGATCGGGGAGAATACCCGTTTTAACTTTACATTGAAAAAGGAGAGATTATGAATTTATTGAAATTACAAGACATTCTAGGCGAGAGCATTGAAAAGATCACAAATGAAAATTTGGACGAATCAAGAAAGGTCGAGGAGATACGAAATGCGCAAAACATATCCATTGTGGCAAAGCAAATGATATCGAATGCAAACATTATCTTTAGGAGCGAGAAAGCCATTAGCGAAGGTAAATTTTTACCAAAAACTATGGAGTTGATCGGATATGAGGAAAAACAAAAATAATCTTTTTGTAAAAAAATATACGCCTGAAATGGATGATTTTTTGAGAGAGAACATATCCAAAATGTCTTATAAAAAATTAACTTCCGCTCTAAACATGGAGTTTGGAACTGATTTTACGGAACAAGGCGTTACGACTAGGTGCAGTAAGGTGCTTGGAATTAAGCGCGGAGTGAATAACGGTAGCTTTACAACAGAACGTGTTCGTCGAAATTTGTGTCTACCCATTGGTACAGAAAGAGTGAAAAATGGCGTCGTAGTCGTAAAGGTAAGCAATGATTACTCAAACGACGGAACGACGAAAGTGCGTGATAACTGGAAATTAAAATCGCACGTACTTTACGAGCGTTACTATCGACCGCTCAAAAAGAACGAAATTGTACTCCATCTCGACGGGAATAATTTTAATTTTGAAAAGGAAAATTTATATGCCGTCGAACGTAGCGTTCACTTGAATATGAGGAAATCTCATTTTTTCGGTGCTTCGGAGATTACAAAAGTAGGTGCGCTTTATTGGCAACACCACGAAGCAATAAAACGGCTGGAAAACAAAAAAATCCCGCGACGGCGTCAACCATCGCAGGATTAAGAAAAAATATCTGACTAGATTATATCACAAAAGGAGTCATGAAATGAGAACTTTGCAAGAACAATTAAAATTAAAAGATCTTACTGAAAGGATAGCACGCAATGCAGAAAATATCGAATACTCGGTGCAAGCGATTGAGAGAGGAAAACAGGCGGAAGAAGATCTCCCGAAACTTATAAAGCGACAAGAAAATATGATTGAAGAATTGAAAAATTTTATGGAGGTCGAAGCATAATGAAACTTTATGATATCGCAGAAATTTACGAGAATTTGGAAAATGTCGATGATGACGTGGCTGTTGCGACGGCCATGGATGCCGTAGATGCGGCATTGGAAGAGAAGTTGGAATCGACGGCAAAGGTGATCCGCAATCTGGAAGCGGAGGCGGACGGGCTGGAAGCCGAGGAAAAGCGGCTCAAGGCGCGGAAGATGGCGGTGAAGAATCGCATCGCGGATATTAAGGGCTATGTGCAAAGGAATCTGGAAGCCATAGGCAAGGATAGGGTTTCGTCGGGGATCTTTAAGTGGAGCATCCAGGCCAATGCGCCGAGCGTGAATATTCTCGACGAGAGCCTGATTCCCGACGACTATTGGAAGATTGAACGCAAGCCTATGAAGACGGAAATCAAAAAGGCCATCGAAAACGGCGTGATTACGGAAGGCGCGGAGATTATCCGCGAGAAATCCATTAGGTTGAGATAAGGGGGAAGGACATGAGAAGAAGTGACGATCCGTCGACGGCGGAATTATTAAGTATGAGGCTAGAGGATTTGCGGCGTTACAACGATCAAATTGAGTTGGGCGAGGACGCTAAGAAGCGCAAGCCCGCTCTTTTAGAAGAGATCGGCGAGTTGTTTGATCAATTTTGGGAGGAGGAATTCCATGGCGCTAAACATTAAATCGGCCAAAGACTTCGGTGAGATTAAGGGGACTTACCTTATTTACGGGCCTCCGGGCATGGGCAAGACGACGACCATCAAGTATTTGCCCGGCAAGACTTTACTACTGGATGTGGATCGCACGTCTCACGTACTTAAAGGATCGGAAAATATCGACGTAATTGAGATCGACAATGTCCACACGTGGGATTCGTGGACGGAAACGCTTACGGAACTGGGCAAGATGGATTTATCGGCTTACGACACTATCGCAGTTGACAATGTCTCCGAGCTCGAGCGGTGCTTTTTGGCGGATTTAGGTCGCCAAGGGAAGAATCGAGGCGTGCCGGCTATGGGCGATTATCAGTATATGCAATTTAAGATGGTGGACAGTCTCCGCTATTTAAAGCAACTGGGCAAGCGAGTCATATGGACGGCGTGGGAGACCACCGATGAGTATGTGGATGCCTCCGGACAAAAGTGGAATCGAACCTATCCGCAATTAAACGGCAAGATTTTAAACAATGTCCTCGGGCTTTGCGATGTGGTTGGAAAGATGATGATCTCTAAAGAGAGTGAGCGGGGTTTTGTCCTCGAGGCGTCCAACTCCACCTATGCAAAAAATCAACTCGATGACCGAAAGGGGGCCAAACAGAATGAACTTGTACCCCTACCAACAAAAAATAGTTGAGGAAGTCCGGGGAGCGTACCGGCAGGGGCTAAAGGCGCCATGCGTCGTGTCCCCGTGCGGAAGCGGAAAGAGTGTAGTGATTGCCCACATCGCTAAGCAGGCGACGGACAAGGGGAATAGAGTTTTGTTTTTAGTCCACAGGAAAGAGTTAAAAGATCAGATCACCGCCACCTTTAAACGCTCGGAGGTGGACATGGATCTCGCTACGGTGGGCATGGTGCAAACTATTGTGCGTCGACTGGATAAAACGCCGCCCCCGGCATTGATTATCACCGACGAAAATCACCATGCGCTCGCCACGACTTACCGAAAGATTTATGACTTTTACGAGGATGTGCCTCGGCTCGGCTTTACGGCGACGCCGATACGGCTCAATGGAGCAGGGCTCGGGGAAGTGAACGACAAGTTGGTCATGGGGCCGAGTGTGGAGTGGCTGATTAAAAATCATTATCTGAGCCCGTATAGGTATTTTGCTCCGCCGAGCATGGATTTAAGTCACCTCAAAAAGCGGAGCGGCGAGTTTACGAGCAAGTCTATCGACGATGCCTTTAAACAAAACGCACGTATCATTTACGGCGACGCCGTTAAACAGTACGAGCGATTGGCCGACGGTGAGCAAGCGATCTGCTACTGCCACAGCGTGGAGGCGAGCATGGAAGCTATGTCGGCGTTTAAGGAATCGGGAATCCCGGCGGCGCACATCGACGCCAAGACGCCGAAAGCGGAGCGGGACGAGATCATCGCCGATTTTAGGGATCAAAAGATCCGCGTACTTTGCAATGTAGATTTAATCGGCGAGGGCTTTGACGTGCCGGACTGCTCCACGGTGATTATGCTACGGCCGACGGCATCCCTCTCCCTCTTTATCCAACAATCCATGCGGGGGATGCGGTATCGGCCCGGCAAGATCAGCAAGATCATCGACCACGTCGGCAATGTGGAGCGGCACGGCTTCCCGGACACGGAGAGGGCGTGGAGCCTTAAAGGCGAGGTCAAAACGCAGGAGGGCGGGGGAAGTCCGCAGGTTAAAATGTGCAAAAACTGTTTTGCGACGGTGCCTGCAGGGACGGCGGAGTGCCCCTATTGCGGTGCGGGATTTGAACCCGAGGCCAAGCCTATGAAAGTAGTGGATGCGGATCTCGAGGAGATCCGGAACACGTTTAATTTTACGGTCAGTTACAAGGAGCCCAAGGACTGCACCTCGATGGCGGAGCTCTACGCTCTCGCCAAAGAAAGAGGCTATAAGCGGGGTTGGGCGTATTATCAAGGTAAACATTTAGGTTTTATTTAGGAGGATTTTATTATGGCTTTTACAGTAGATTACGATGCGGCAAAACAAGGGTTTAGTTTAATTGAGCCCGGCGATTATGAGTGTGTGATTATGGAGGTCGTGCCCGTGACGGCGAAATCAGGGACGCAGGGCTTTAAGTTTACGATCAAATTAAGAGACGACGTGGCGCAGGAATCGGCAGGCCGTGATTTTGAGCAGACTATGTGGACTAAAAAGGACACGGGACAACTACCTAACGGCATGCTCAACGCTATGGCCAAGGCCATCGGGCTCCCCAACGGTAAGCAGTACGGATCCGCCCTCGAATTGTTTGGGGACATGGTGTTTAAGCCGTTTTTAGGGGAGCTCATTATCGAGGAGCAGGAGTACGGTGATGATAAAAAGATCTGGAAGTCCAATCGGATCGTAAAATGGCACGAGACGAAATTCCCGAATCTCAATATGTTAAAGCCGGGTTATACCGCCGTCGACAATAACGACGTGCCGTTTTAATTATGTACGAGCGGATACCTGAGGAGTTAAAACTTAATAAAAATTGGTGTCTTTATAGGCTCGTGCAGGGGCCTGAGGATAAAAAGCCGCGGAAGATCCCGATCAATGCGTACACGGGAAATCCCGCTAAAAGTAACGATAGCAGCACATGGGCCGACTACGAGACGGCCCTTGACGCTGTCACTAAGTTTGTTTGCGATGGCCTCGGCTACTTTTTTGAGCCGCCTTATTTTGGCGTAGACATCGACGATATCGAGGACGCCATCGAACAGTATCGAGACGGAGAGACGGATAATATCGTCTCGGAATTTGTCCACAGCTTAGAGAGTTACACGGAGCTTTCCGCGTCGGGGAAGGGCATCCACATCATCTGTAAGGGCGAGCTCCCGGCAGGGGGACGACGCAAGGATAATGTAGAAATGTACCAAAACGGCCGCTATTTTATCATGACGGGCAACGCCTGCTCTCCCTATGAGGAGATTAGCGAGGGCACGACGGCGATTAAGCACTTGCACGCCAAGTATATCGAGCAGGACAGCAGTGCCGCTCCCTCGCTTACTGTGGACGAGATCATCGAGCGTGCCATGGCGAGCAAAAGAGGCGATGCTTTCCGCCTGCTTTATAACGGCAATTGGGAGGGGCTTTACAGCTCTCAATCCGATGCGGATATGGCGTTTTGCAATATGCTTGCTTTTTGGTGTGCCGGAGATCTGTCCACGATGGATAGCGTTTTCCGCCGCTCCGGGCTGATGCGCGATAAATGGGATCGCAAGACGGGCGCCACGACTTACGGTGTGATGACGCTCAGCAAGGCGATCCGGGATTGCAAGAGTTTTTATGACCCGCAGGCCTCGACGGGGGAATACCGGATCCATATTTTGGATCAGGAGCAGGCGCCGAAGGAGTTATTAAGTTTTGACGATACCGGAAACGGTGCACGATTTGAGAGAGAGTATAAGGATGCGGCGAGGTACAGTTATGTCAACCGCGGTTGGTATTATTACAACGGCCGCAAATGGGTTTACGACAATATCGGCAATATCGTCAAAATGGCGGATGCCGTGATCGACAAGATGCGCTCGGAATATGGCCTAGTGGTAGACGAGGAGCAGGAAAAGGCGCTGAGCAAGCATATTAAATCGACCCGAAGCAACAAGGGCAAGACCAATATGCTCAAAGAGGCGCAACACCTTTTGCCCGTCTTGCCCCAAGAATTTGATGCCCACAGAGAGTATTTTAACTGCCACAACGGCTATATCGACCTAAAAGACGGCTCGTTAAAGGGCCACCGCTCGGATTTGTTTTTTGCTAAAGAGTCACGGGTGGACTATACGGATAAGATCGACTGTCCGCAGTGGATGCGCTTTTTAGATCAGATCTTCGACGGCGATCAGGAGCTGATCCGCTATATTCAAAAGGCCATCGGGTACAGCCTCACGGGTTCCACGGCGGAGCAGTGTATGTTTATCCTCCACGGCAACGGGCGGAATGGTAAGAGTGTTTTTCTCGACCTCATCAACGAGATTATGGGGGATTACGCCTGCAATATTCAGCCACAGTCGATCATGGTTAAGGGCGCCTTTGGTGGCAATCAGGCTAACAGTGACATCGCCCGTTTACAGGGTGCGCGGTTTGTGACAACGACGGAACCTAACGAGGGGATGCGCTTTGACGAGGGGCTAATTAAGCAGCTCACGGGCGGAGACAAGATCACGGCGCGGTTTTTATACGCCAACGAATTTGAGTTTATGCCGGAGTTTAAGATCTGGATCGCCTCCAATCACAAGCCCATCGTAAGGGGAAGGGACGACGGCATCTGGCGACGGATGATTTTGATTCCCTTCTCCGTGCAAATTCCCGAGGACAAGGTGGACAAGTATCTCAAATATAAACTCCGCCGCGAGCTCCCCGGCATCCTCCATTGGGCGGTGCAGGGTGCGCTTATGTGGCAGAGAGAGGGGCTTAAAACGCCGAAGATAATCGCAGACGCCACGAAAGAGTATCGAAGCGAGATGGACGTTGTCTCGACGTTTATCACGGAGTGCCTCGAGGTTACCTGGAATCGTTACGACGAGATTCGGAGCAAGCAACTTTACCAAATTTACAAGGCGTGGGCCGAGGACAACGAGCAATATATTATGAGCTCGACTAAATTTGGGAGAGAGTTCGGGGGCAAGTTTGAGAAGGTGCGCAATAGCGTCGGGCAATATGTTTACCAAGGGATAAAAGTTAACGGCGTGAACAGCTTTACGGTCGATTATTAGTTCATTCTGAACAGTTTCGAATGGTTTGGGGCGTTTTCTATAAACTCCCTCTATAACTTTTACGGTAATAGAGACTTTACTATATTTACTTTAAACTATTCAGAACTATTCAGAAGTATTGTAAATACTAAGTTTATAAACTGAATGGTTCTGAACGGTTTACAAAAAAATTGTAAAAAAAAGAGGGTAAATATAAAATATATTGTATATTGAGGTGAAAATGGGACAGAATCCTGAGACAAAATTGCAAAATGACATACGTTTGGCCTTGTCGAAGTCGTGTATTATCTTTCGGGCGAACGTCGGAGAATTTTACACGAAATACGGCGGTTATATCTCGACGGGATTGCCGGACGGTTTCCCGGATCTGTTTGGATTTAGAAAGCGGGACGGGAAAATGGTGTTTATCGAGGTCAAAATGCCGAAGGGCGTAGTGCAGGACAATCAGAAACACTTTATGGAGGTTATGGACGGTTACGATGTGCTCCATGGGGTTGCAAGAAGTGTGGAAGATGCGGAGAGAATAGTGGAGGGGGAAGGATGGGACTTAAAGAGGAAACCGTCACTCAGTTAAAAAAGACCATAAGAGATTTAGACTACGAAGAGTCGGAGTATGAGTGGGGAAGTGAAGAATACGAATTTTTAATGGATGTTGTGTGTGAAATTGAAGATGCTATTTGGGGAGTTGAAAGATGAAATTTAACAAGTCAACTTATTATATTATTAAAAATTGTTTAAATTTAGTTAAATGGGAAGCTGATTGTTATGATAAAAATTCTAAACAATATAAATGGTTATTAGATATTATTGTATTTTTAGATTTAAAATTAGAAGAATTAATATATGAAGATGAGGTGTAGAGACAATGACAGAATTTAATACGCCGAGCCACTATGTACTAGCCGATGGATCCGACAGTATGGACGTTTTAGAAAAAATACTAGGACCGGAAGAATTTAAAGGTTTTCTTCGGGGAAACGCTTTAAAATATTTGATCCGTTATAAATTAAAAGGCGGCGTGGATGATTTATTTAAGGCAATGGACTACATTGAGCGACTAATAAATCTGGAAGAAGAATCGGAGGACGAAGTATACGAGAGTGTTTTGATGAGAGCAGCTAGGGTAATTGGAGAGGCGTTCGGAGGCGAAAAATGAAATTAAGTGAATATTATGAAATGGTACGGGAAACACAAGGCGTAAATTGGGATTTTACGTATACCACGGAAAAAACTAAAATAGCGGGTTGGTATAGTGCGACTTTAAAAGGCACGGTTTTATCAGATAACGGCATGACTTGCGAGGTGACGATCGACACGGAGAGGGTGCATAGGAGCGATGAGCGAGACAAAATAATCAATGGTTTTATTGAACTGATGAATACGCCGCCTGAGGAATGGTGCAAGCCGAAGCGTTATATTTTTCCATTGCCGGGACTTACCACGACAGACGGGGAGCAACAGTATTTAACGCAAGAAGGAAAACATTGGTTTGCGTGTAGGCGGAATAAGGATTTGCGGCAAACGTGGAAAGAGGAGCATATTAAGTGGATCCCCGAGGAGTACCGGCATTTAAAGGTGGAGGTAAGGGATGTTTAATATATATGCAAGGAGGGAGCAATACAAGGGCTTTGATATTGTTGTAAAGTTGCTTAAGCTTTTTAACGATCCGATCGCGACGGGCTGCTGGTATTGCGGCTATGTACGTATCCCGGTAGACCATAAATTTTATTGCATGGACTACGGAGAGATCGAGCGGTCTGTAAGTGTGCACGGCGGTATAACGTTCTTTGGCGGTTTACAGGGGCTCGACGGCTTTTATATAGGTTTCGACTGTGGACATGGCGGAGATACGCCACAGGTGCAAGATGAGGAGTATACGCTTAAAGAGTGTATGCGTTTAGTGGATCAATTGATTGAGGTGGGAGATGCGATTTAAAATCGGGGACGTAGTTTCTGTTCGGAGTGACATAGATATGTTTCGTTGGGTCGACGGTGTTTATATATTTAAAGCAATGCGGAGACAGCGCGGAAAAATTGGACGTATTATAGGTGCCGTGGACGAAGGAGACTATGGATTTTATAAAATAGACGGTTCCGGGTTTTGGTGGCCCGGTGCGATGTTAAACGAGGTGGAAGAAAACACTAGAGGATGAGTTGAACTTAGAATTTTCGTGGAGGAAGTAATGATCGACATTTTAAATACGTTAATTTTGATTCTTTTGTTGTTTGATGGTTTTTTATTGCTTGTTTTTGGACTTAAAAAATTATCGCTGTTAAAAAAGCAAAAGGATCTATTGCGGGAGATTGAAAGGGAGAAGGTGAGGTTGAGTCGTGCGGTATCCGATAGGGAAGAGGAAGATGATGCGGAAGGACGATGATCTTTTTGGACAAGCCGATGGCTTAATGATGTCTAATCCGGAGGTGATGTAATGGATGTAGATGTGGCGATCTCAGTGCTTAAACTTATCGTTAATGCCGTGATGAGTGTATTTGTCCTTAAATGGACTTACTATTTATGCAAAAATGCAAAAGCTGAAAATGAGGTTTTGGAGAATATAAAGTGTCAGCAAAAAGAGAGGATAAAGCGACTTAAACGGTTTAGGAATGATTTTTATGACGAAGGATGAGTTAAAGAATATCCCCTATCTCGACGGTCTGATCAACAGCAAGATCAGGCAGTTGGATCAACTGAAGCGGTATCGCGGGCGGTTGCCTACATACAAGGGGCAGGAAGCCGTGCAGTCGGGGAGTGTGGGGGATCCGACGGCGAGTATTGCGCTTAAGATTGTGCGTCTCGACGATGAGATCGCTCATGACATTGAGCGGCTTGTGGATTTAAAGGCGGAGGCGCAGGTTTTGTTTGCCCGTTTGGATGATGACCTTAAGTATCGTTCGGTGATGGAGTTACGTTATTTGGAGTGCATGAGTTGGCGCGAGGTGGCGCAGTCGTTGCATTTTAGCTATAAGCACGTGTTTAAGTTGCACGGCGAGGCGTTGCGTCGACTATATGATGTGGATACCAAATGATACCTCGACCCGTGCTATTATGGTATCAGTGAGAGGCTGTCCGATAGGGCGGCCTTTTTTGGTGATGATGGACATACAAAAAGCGTGACTATTGCAAGCCGCGCTTTTCTCCGCTGTTTATTCGGCAAGGGAAAGTTTTTTTACAAGGGCATCTTGTAAAGTCTTTGAAAAGTTGATTCCTTCTTGTTCCGCTTTTTTGTTCATCCACGACGGAATGGTCAGGGTTTTTTTAACGGATTGATTTTCGGGATTAAGGTTGACATCGCTGGACATTATCACGACAAAGCTCGTTTCGTCTGATGGTATTTTATGAGGACCGGAAGAGGCCGGAAGTGTTTCACCGTCGGCAAGGATGCTGTAGATGTGACAGGACATGGCGCCTTCAGCGTCGTCGTAGAGTTCTTCCAAGGTGTCACCCCAAGCGTTACAGCCTTCGAGGTCAGGAAACTCTGCCCAATAGCCGTCTTCTTCGTGGACAATCATAGGATAATAAAACAACATAGGTATACCTCCTTTGAGGTGGTGGGGCTATTTTAGCCCACACCGTTCAATAATTTTTCTTGCTAGGTTTGGATTAATTTCTCTACTGTGGACGGCTAAGGTTTCACGCTTTCCGTCTTTAAATAAGTGATGGTGGCTTCCTTTGATTCGTCTTAATTCCCAACCATTTTTTAAAAATAATTTCAACAGTTCTTTGTCCTTCATCCTTACCTCCTATGATAATTATATACGTATATACGTATAAAGTCAAGAGCGTTTTGCTAGTTTTTTTATAATACTAATGTTTTTTGGTGGCGTCGTGTTTACGCTTGTGTCCGCTATATCTATATATGGTGTCTACACGACGAGGGGCGCGGTACACAGTGGTTTTTTTGACGCGCGGGGAGGGTTTATTACTGTGTTACATATTAAGTTAAGTATTCGCAAGTTGGGCGGTAGGATGGAGCGGCCGTGGCTTATTGTGCGGGAGCATGGTGCGTATGAGCAGCACGCGCATATGCACACGCGACGAGATGCGGAGTCGGTGCGTCGGCTCATTGACTGTGGACGATACCCCCACTGCAGGGAGTACAAGGTGGCGATGCAACGGCTTTTATCGGAGGAGGAGTTTAAGGCGTTGGATAAAAAGCAACGGTACTTTAATCCCCAGAGGGGTCCCCGGTGATGTCCCCCATACCCCACGATGGCCGTGTGCTCGATGCGCATGATCCGCTCGTCGGGTATGTGCGAGAGGGTCGAGCGGATCGGTTCTATAAGTCGATGGACTGGCAACGCAAGCGTATGGAGATTATTGCGCGGGACAACTACGAGTGTCAACGGTGTAAGGAGCAGGGGCGTGTCGGTCCGGGTGAGATGGTGCATCACGTTGTGCATCTTAAGGACGAGCCAACGCTTGGGTTATGCGACGACAATCTCGTCACGCTTTGCAACAGGTGTCACGCAGAGGTGCACGAGGATGAGATGAGTGGCAACTATGCAAGGCACAACAATGTTTTAAGTGACGAGCGATGGTAATAGCTACGGGTAAATAATTGACCTGCTTTTTTGTTTTTTTAAAGGATATCGCCCGGTAGCTAATTGCACCCCCAGTAAAATAATTTGTATGTTGAATACAATATACGACCGCCGCCCTACTTTTCAAAAGAGATTTTTGCTCTCATCGCATGAGGTGCGGTGTGGTCCTGACCTGAGTACGTCGTTAAACTGCTTTTTTTTGATTGAGAGAGATTTACGACCCCTTATGACTACATGTTTTCTCCTTTCGTGACTTTTTTCTTTTACATGGTAACCTCCTCTCTCTCAATCATGTGGAAGCGAGATAGTCTTTCAGCGGGTGCAAGTCCCGCCGTTTCCAATCTCAAAATATCGGAGGTGATAAGTAGTGGACGAAATCGATATGCAGGGACAACTACAAGCGGCGCGAGAAAAGCGATACAAGTCCCGCAAGCGTAAACGCAATGTGATTAAGAAGGGGCTACTATCTCAACTCGACGAGTTGGGCATCTCCGGAAAACACTTTGAAGACTTGGTCGAGGACTATATGTCTTTGTGGGACACAAAAAACGAGCTCATTTTTGATATCGAAGATAAAGGCGTCTCCGTCTTTTATCAAAACGGCGCCAATCAATGGGGCTATAAGAAAAATGACTCCGTGGCGGAGTTAAACCGAGTCAATGCTCAAATGCTAAAGATCATCGCAAGCCTCCACCTCCAACCTGAGGCAAAAGAGGACGACGGTGACTTTACGCTATGACGCACAAGTACATCGAGGATTACATGGCGGCTATCGAAAGCGGAAAGGTTGTCGCCGGGAAACGAATAAAAAAGGCGATGCAGTATGTAAAGCGTATTTTAGATGACCCCAATATCTACGTGGACGACGAGAAAACGGAACGAGCAAAAGAGATCATCGAAAAGTGGTTTGATATGACGCTCTTCCCGTGGCAGCTCTTTATTCTCGCCTGTGTCCACACTTATTACAGAGACTCGGGCAATATCGTCTTTAAAAAGTTTTTTATTGAGATGGGACGGGGGAACGGTAAGAACGGTTTTATCTCCGGGCTGACCTTTTACCTCACGAGTGGCGCTCATGGTGTACGCAATTACAATGTGGACATCGTCGCTAACAGCGAGGAGCAAGCCTTTGTAAGCTTTAACGATATTTACGACATGCTCGACGGAAACTGGTCCCATATGAAAAAGGGATATAGCAAGACGAAGCTGAAAATTCTGTCGAAAGGAACTAACTCCTATGTAAAAGCCAATACGAGCAACTCATCTACAAAAGATGGAAAGCGTTCCGGGTGCCTGATCTTCGACGAGGTGCACGAATACGAGACCTACGACCTAATCAAAGTCTTTACTTCGGGCTTTGGGAAAGTTAAGCACTCGCGGGAATTTTACATCACCACCAACGGCTATGTCCGGGGCGGTGTACTGGACGACGAATTAAAACTCGTCGATGTGATCCTCGCCGGGGAAGGCGACGATCTTCGCACCCTTCCCCTCGTCTACGAAATAGACGAGGAGAGCGACGCAAACGATGAGAGAAATTGGGAAAAGGCGAACCCGTCCTATCCCTATCTCCCGAATCTGCAAGACGAAATGAAGCTCCACTGGGCGAAAGCGAAATACATGCCGTCGCAGGCCATCGAGTTTTATACAAAGCGGTTAAATCATCCGAAACAAGACAACATGGCCCTCGTGGCATCGTGGGATAAGATCCTAAAAACGAATCAGCCGATACCCTATGAGAAATTAGAGGGAGCGGACTGTATCGGAGGACTGGACTACGCCGAGGTACGGGACTTTTGCTCATGCGGGATCCTTTTTAGGCTCGACGGAAAATATTATTGGCACGAGCACACCTTTGTCAATCAACAGGCCTTAAAAATAGAGTCTCGCCGAATCAAGTTTCCGGTGGAGGAAATGGTGGAACGTGGTTTAATCACGATTATCCACGACGCATCCATCCGCGCCGATACCATCGCCGATTGGTTTGAGGAACAGGTCAATAAATACAATCTCAAGACGGTGGTTATGGACAGTTACCGGGCAAAATACTTGCAAGACGAGTTTACGGAGAGAGGAATCCCCTTTGACACCATACGCAAAGGGCCCATCACCCACAATCAACTGCATCCGATTATCGAATCGGGCTTTGCGGAGGAAAAATTTATTTTCGGGGACAACCCGACCATGCGATGGTACACGAACAATGTGTACCTCGAGAAAGACAAAAAGGGAAATGTGACCTACTTAAAACAAGAGCCGCAGACGAGGAAGACTGACGGCTTTTTTGCTTTTTTGCACGCTTTAAGTCAATACGATCAATTGGACGATGCCGCGCCGGGAACTTTACCGCTCCCCGGCGTTTTTAATTTTTAGGAGGTGATGACCATAGCGATTATAGATTTTTTTAGGAGCTTTTTTGGCGAGGACGAAAAATACATCCCGTTGGATGCCATCGCCCTCCATTCGGAGACGACTGACGCCTTTAAAGAACTTGCAAAAGAGGCGTCCATCGCCTTAATCTCCAAGGCCTTTAGCCTCGCCGAATTTAGGACCTATCAAAAAGGCAAGGAGATCAAGCAAAAAGATTACTATCTGTTTAATATCGAGCCCAACCTCAACACGCCCGCCGCAAGTTTTTGGGAATCGGTGGTGCGTAAATTGCTCGAGCGGTCGGAATGTTTGATCCTCGTACAAAACGGCAGTTTATATCTTGCCGATGACTACACAAAGCACCCTTATGTTTTTAAAGCGAACGAATACACAGGCGTATGTATTGACGACTACGTGCTGACCGACGTTTGGTTTGAGGACAAGGTGCTTTTTTTAGATTACCCCTCAACTGTGGACGCTGATCGACGGATCGCGGGAATGTACAGCGAGTTTAGTAAGCTGATCAACTCGTCGGCCAACGGCTACCTCGGCTCAAAAGTCCGGAAAGGAAAACTGAAAATTCCGACGAACTGGATGAAGACGGAGCAGGGGCAAAAAGACCTGAACGCTTACGTCAACAGTCAGATGGCTGACTTTATGAATCCCGATGTGTCGAGTGTGCTCCCTCTCACCTCCGACATGGACTACGAGGAACTCGGAAGCGCAGGTCGATCGTCGAGTAACGGCGAATCGTCGAGAGAAACAAAGAACTACGTTAACGACGTCTTTGACTTTATCGCTATCGCATACGGAATCCCGCCGTCGCTCTTAAAGGGCGACGTCATCGATACAAAAGAGGCTTACAGCAACTTTATTACTTTTTGTTTAAACCCCATCGCAAAACTCGTACAGGACGAAATCAATCGGAAAATGTTCGGGCGCAACGAATACGTCGGAAAATCTTACTTAAAGATCGACACGAGCAATATTAAGAGCAAAGACCTACGAGATGTGGCCAACAGTATCGACTTACTCATGCGTAACGGCGCCTTTACGATTAACGACGCCATCAAAGCCGTGGGCTACGAGCCTATCAGCGACGACATCGGCGAAAAACGCTTTATGACGAAGAACTATGACTTAGTAGAAAACTTTGAAAGAGGTGAAAACATTGAATCTGGTAAGGCTGACGAATGACAAGCGAGCGGACGTCTATCTTTACGACGAGATTGTAAGTAGCGAATCTAGCTTTGGTTATGAGACCGTAAGTTTAGAAATCGCAAACTTACCCGAATCCGTCGAGGAGATCGTCGTCCACATCAACAGTTACGGCGGTGAGGTCAAAGAGGGCATCGCAATCTACAACGCCCTGAAAGATCGAAACGCAAAAGTGACGACTATCGCCGAGGGCTTTGCGTGCAGTATCGCAAGCGTGATCTTTTGTGCCGGAGACGATCGCATCGTAAGCGACCTCTCCATGCTCATGATCCACAATGCGTGGACTGTGGCTATCGGCGATGCCGACGAATTGACGCAGGCCGCCGAAGGCGTGCGGAAAATCAGCGAGACGACGAAACAAGCGTATCGGAGCGTGTGCAATTTAAGTGACGACGACTTAAAAGCGATGCTCGACGCCGAAACATGGCTCACGCCTGAGGAATCCCTCGAGTGTGGATTTGCAACGGCGATCAAAGAGACAAAAACAACGGCAGAAACGGCCTATCAATCCGTACAACAACGGATGCAAGCCTTAATTTTTAAAGGCCTTGCATCGGAAGACGATGCAAATACCGAAATCTTAAATAAGCTCGATTACATTGTCGGCCTTTTAGAAGACGACGACGAGGAAGACGACGAACCCGAGACCGACGATCCCAATGCGGCGATCAACGAGAGACTCAAAAGACAACACATGATGGAATTTTTAAAAGGAGTGTAGAAAATGACCTTAAGTTTAGACGTGAAAAATCAAACATTGGAAGATGCAAGAGCAAAAATGTCCGCCGCCATCGACAACGGAAACAGCGAAGAATTTACCTCCGCATTTTTGGAAATGGCGAAGGAAATGCAAGCGGATATTTTGGAAGACGCAAAGAGAGAACTGCGTTATGACCAATTAGACGCCCAAGCCTTAACCGCTCGAGGCGTGCGCCAATTGACCTCGGAAGAAAAAGAATTTTATAAGGGTACCATCGAGGCCATGCGCTCGACCAATCCTCAACAAGCATTAAAAGACCTTAAAGTGGTCTTACCCGAGACCGTCATCGACGCCGTCTTTGACGACCTGAAGAAAAATCATGAATTACTGTCCGTCATCGACTTTAAAAACACAACGGCGATCACTAAAATCATCGTCAATATGCACCACGAACAACTGGCGACATGGGACGAGCTAAACACTCCCATCGTTACGGAAATCATGTCCGGCTTTAAGGTCTTTGACGTAAGCCTTAAAAAGCTAACCGCCTTTATTCCCGTCTCCAAAGACATGCTCGATCTCGGTCCCGTATGGCTCGATCGCTATGTCCGCGAAATCTTAGGCGAAGCCCTCGCTCTCGGCCTAGAAGAAGGCATTTTGAACGGCGACGGTAATAAGACGCCTATCGGTATGATCCGCCAAGTAGGCGACGACGTATCCGTAACCGGTGGAAAATATCCCGAAAAGAAAGCCGTAAAAGTCGAAACTCTCGATGTGGAAACCTACGGCAACATCCTCTCCGGCATTGCTAAATACAGCAAAGGCAAAGATAGCGACGGTAAAGAGGTCTTTGGCTACCGCGTGATCTCCGAGGTCATTATGGTTGTCAACCCCGCGGACTACTTTACAAAAGTATTCCCGGCGACCACCATCAAGGGCTTAGACGGCACCTACAGAAAAGACGTCCTCCCCTTCCCGACCCGCGTCATCCAATCGGAACGCATGGCGGCAGGTAAAGCAGTCATTGGTGTGGCCAACGGCTACTTTATGGGCGTGGGTACTGCAAAGTCCGGAAAAATCGAATACTCTGACGATTACAAATTTTTAGAAGATCAACGTATCTACATCACTAAACTTTATGGCAACGGCATGCCCAAAGATAACAACGCTTTTGTGGTCGCCGACATCAGTGGCTTAAAACCGACTTACCCCAAAGTTGAAGTGGTGGGCAAAGAAGCAACTCCCGCTCAATAAAAGAGGTGTGATCGATGTTAGATAAAGTAAAAGAGACGCTGCGTATCACTTGGGACAGTGACGATGCTTATTTGGCGTCGATCATCGCCCGAGGCGAGCAATATTTAAAAGATTTAACAGGTACTGAGCCGGACTTCGCACAAGAAGGTCTGGCTCAAAATCTTTTATTGGACTACTGCCGATATGAGTACAATCAGGCCACGGAATACTTTGAGGACAACTACCACAAAGAGATCTTAAGACTCCAACTCTCCGAGGCACTACGAGGTAAAGATCATGCTCGATAAAAAGGGCACTATGGCCAATGTCAATCGCAACTACCGCCATAAGATCAGGATTGTGGACTATCGCTCGGTTAAAAATGAGCTCTTACAACAGGAGCAAAAACTTGTCGATGTGGAAGTGCTCTTCGCAGATATCAAGCCCATCCGTGGACGAGAGCTGACGGAGTCACAGATCTTAGTGTCGGAGCACGTTTACCGCGTGACCACATACTACCGCCCGAGCATCACCCCGGACATGTTTATTCTTTGGGGTGATCGAACGCTGAGGATCGAGTCGATCCTCGATGTATCGGGCCGAGAGATGCACATGGAGATCATGGCGAGAGAGGTGGAGAGGCCCATTGGCAGGGATCAAGTTTAAAAATCTGGACGAGTACATCCAAGCCATGGCCAAGACCGGCAAAAACGCCGATAAAAAGATCCGCAAGTTTTTAAATAAGCAAGGCCGAGATTTTATCGAGGAGGCAAAAGGCAATACGCCTTATCGGGCCGGCGGGAAACGCCATATAAGAGACAGCTATGTATCAAAACAAATCAAATATATGGATAAAGGATATTCCAAGCCCATTACCAACAAGGCACCCCATCATCACCTCGTAAACAACGGTCACCGTTTGGTAACAAAAAGCGGAAAAGTTATCGGCTACGTACCGGGACAACGGTACATCGAGCGGACGACGGAAAGCCACCGCCCGAAATTTGAGGCGGAGACCGAGGCTTGGCTCAATGAGTTATACAAGGACCTATTATGACAAAAAACAAATATACCCCACGTGTCGACAAGTCTCAGCACGTGGGGCTTTTTGATATCACCCTCGGCGTGGACAAAGTACTGGATGAACACTTTCCGGAGATTCCAATCCACGCGGGAGAGGTTGAGGAAGGCATGACGCTCCCGGCGTTTTACGTCGACGTCATCCCCACCGCTTTTAGACACCAAAGCGAATATTGCAAAGAGATGGTTGTACAGGTGAGCATCAAATATCTAACGGCGAGCAAAAAGCGGCTGGAACTTATCCACATGAGCGACGAGATCGCCCGAGCCTTTGACCTCGTCGTACTGGTAAGAGACCGCTACCTGCAACTTTTTGACATCAATAGCAAGATCGACGAGGAGGGCACTCTCTCCTTTGATTTTGAACTGCGTTTTGTAACGTTTATGGACCGCAAAGAGACCGCGGAAATTATGCGCTACCTAGAGATCACACAATAAGGAGGACAACATGGCAACAAGCGTACGTATGGGCTCTCCGTCTATCGAGATCGTCTTTAAAGAGCTCGGCATCGCCGCCATTACTCGAGGCGATCAAGGCATCGTCGCCTTGATTTTACGAGATGCGGCAAAAATCGAGCCTTTGAAACTGAGAAACGTGACGGAAATCCCGAAAGAATTATCCGACTACAACAAAGACCAAATCGCAAAGGCGTTTATGGGCTATCAAACAACGCCTCGCTTTATCTACGTCTATGTACAACCTGCCGAGGCAAAAGACTACACCGACGCGCTGAACTACCTGCGGAGCGTGCCCTTTGATTGGCTCGCCATCCCCGGCATCGCAAAAGCCGACACGGAAGCGATCGTCACATGGATTAAGCAAATGAGAGATCAAGAAAAAAAGAGAGTAAAGGCGGTACTCCCCAACACAAAGGCGGACTACGAAGGCATCGTCAACTTTACCTCCACAGACATTAAAGTGGGCGATAAAAAATACAACACCGCAGACTACTGCGCACGGATCGCAGGTTTAATCGCGGGAACGCCCCTGAGAATCGGATGCTCCTTCGCTCCGCTCCCCGAAGTCGACGACGTACTGACACCTCCGAGAGACAAACGAGATGAAGCTGTGGATAACGGCGAATTTATCATCTTTAACGACGGCGAAAAAGTAAAGGTAAATCGTGCGGTCAACTCTTTTACCACCATGGTCGCCGAAAAGCTCGAATCCTTTAAAAAGATCAAAATCGTGGAGGCCATGGATCTGATCTTTAGCGACATTAAAAAGACCGCGGAAGATCACTACCTCGGTAAATACCCCAACACTTACAACAATAAATGTTTGCTCATCACTGCAATCCAAGCCTATTTTGAGTCCCTCGAAATGGATCAAATCGTGGCTCTCGGATCGACCAACGTGTCCCTTGACCTTGCAAAACAGATCAATCACTTAAGACGCAAAGGCGTAGACGTAGACAAGATGAGCGTTAGAGACCTTAAAAATGCGGACACGGGATCTCACGTATACCTGCTCGCAAAAACAAAGATTTTAGATGCTATCGAGGATATCCACCTCGATATTGTCATTTAAGGAGGTAAAATATGAGCTTTGATCATAAATGGACCTTTAACGGCACGTTTGGCGAGGTTTGGATCGACTCCGAATATATCGCCGAGGCGGAATCCGTTACGGCGGAAGTATCGATCAACTATGCGGACATCCGCAAGCCGAGAGACCTTGCCACCTATAAAAAGCAATTAAGTATGGAAGGCTCCGGCTCCATGACACTATACAAGATCAACTCCCGTCAATTAATGAGAGCCTACTCCACGGAAAAATCCGGACATCAGGTGGAATCTCAACTGATTATTAAACTATCCGACCCCGACGCCATCGGCATGGAACGTGTCGTCCTCAAAAATGTCAACTTTGAGAATGTACCGCTCACTGGATTTGAGCGTGCATCGGAAACGAAACAAGAAATCTCTTTTACCTTTGCCAAGTGGGAACCTCTCGACGTAGTAGAAGAAGATACGGTCGTATATAACTAGGAGGTAAATCATGACAAGTGCAGTTGAGCAATTACTTGCCTTAGATGCAAGTAGAATTAAAAAACCGACGAAAACCGTAAAATTAAAACTCGGCAAATTTGACGGATCAGAACTGGATTTTAAAATCGAGGCAGTGGATCCCGAAATCATGAGCGAGCTTAAGGAAAGCATGATCCGCTTTGAGTCCAAGACGGAAGCTATGCGAGTAGAGGGCTCCTACAATGTCACGGTGATGACTATTATCGAGGGTTGCCCGAGTGTTTTTAAAAACAAAGAAGTCCAAGACCACTTTAAAGCCGCCACACCGAAAGAACTGGTTAAAATCCTACTCACATCGGGCGAGATGGACAAACTCAAAGACGAGATCGACGCCATCTCCGGCTATGCGAAGGAAAAAGATATAAAAAACTAATTTACACAGATAAGGATGTCAATACAGCTTATCTGTGTTTTTTGTTACACGATTGGAAGCCCTCGGATTACTTTGCTATGCGCTTTGGCGAGCGAAAAGTCACGAGGGCTTTTTTGCTACAGGAAATCGAAGAAAAAGAGGCGGAAGCCAAGGAAATGGCCAAGGCGATGAGGAGGTGAGCCATTGTCTACTAAATATATTGACGCCGTACTGCGATTAAAAGACGACTTTAGCAGCACTCTTACAAAAGTTGAGGGGAGTTTAAAGAGTTTTAAATCAAAAGCGGGAGCCATGGAGCAGTCCTTTTACAACACGTCAAAGGGGATGCAAGGGATCGGAAAGGCAATGATGCCCGTCACTCTCGCTGTGGGCGCAGGCGTGGCCGCAAGTATAAAAAGTTACTCAAGTTTGGAAACGGCACTTGTAAAAGTGCGAAAAACCACAGATCTAAACAACAAAGAGTTTGCCAAGTTTAGCGACGACATCGTCAAAATGAGCCGACGGATCCCCGAGAGTGCGGAAAACATCGCCAAGGTCGCCGAAGCGGCGGGTCAACTAGGCGTATCTAAAGAGCACCTCGTCGACTTTACGGAGACTATGGTCAAAATGGGAACGGCTACCAATATGAGCGCCGAGGATGCCGCAACGGCGGCCGCCCGTTTTGCCGCCATCACCGGCATGAGCGAGAACGACTACGGCCGCTTAGGGTCCACAGTGGTTGCACTCGGCAACAACTTTGCGACGACGGAATCGGAGATCATGGAAATGGGATTGCGTCTCGCCGGTACTGCTCATCAGATCGGCATGACGGAATCCTCGACCATGTCCCTCGCCGCCGCAATGTCCTCTGTGGGCATACAGGCGGAGGCCGGGGGATCGGCCATGTCCAAGATCATGACCAAGATCAACCGATCGGTATTTGACGGCGGAAAGAATCTGCAAAACTACGCAAATGTGGCAGGCGTAAGCGCCGACAAATTTGCAAGTGTGTGGCGATCGGAACCGGCCAAAGCCCTCGCCATGGTGGCAAAAGGCCTCGACGACGTCAACAAGTCAGGCGGCAATGTGGACGCCGTCCTCGACAGTCTCAATATTAAGGGCATCCGAGAGGTGGACACCATGAAACGGCTCTCCGGTGCCCACGAGCTTTTAAGCCGATCGATAAAATTAGGGGCTCGAGCGTGGAAAGAAAATGAGGCTCTCAACAAAGAGGCGGCGGCCGCTTATAAAACATTTGAGGCCAAAGTGCGTTTTTTAAAAAATGCACTGCAAGAAGTGGCGAAAGCCGTCGCAGTAAATGTACTGCCCATGCTCTCTCCGCTTATCGATAAAATAACCGAACTTGCATATAACTTTGCGGATGCCGAAGGCGATACGCAAAGATTTATCTTGAAAATAGTGGCTTTTGCGGCCGCCATCGGCCCCGTTGCCCTCGGCATCGGAAAGATTATCGGCGTATGCAATAGTGCGGTAAAAGTCGCAATGAGACTTGGGACGGCCATCGAAGGCGGATCCACTTTGATGGGCGCTCTCTTAACGCCGGGCGTTAAATTGGCTCTCGTCCTCGCAGGTGTTGCACTGGCGGCAGGCCTCATCATCGCCAATTGGGATAAGATCGGCCCCGTCATCGAAAATGTAAAAAATAAATTTGTAGAGTTTGTGGAGTCTAGCTCGCTATTTCAAGGTTTTTTGGACATTTGCTCCCAAGCCGGGGAAAAGATCAAAAGTTTCGGCGAGCCCTTAAAAGCCTTTTTTGGCGAGATCAAAGAGCATCTCTCCGGATTTGGATCGAGTTTTGGGGAGCTCTTTGGGACTATCTTGGGTATCGTCGGAGAGTTTGCGGCGACTTTTGCCGGGCCTCTAGTGGCGGCGTTTAACTTGCTACTCACCGTCATCGGAGCGGTGGCGCCTTTTGTGGGCCAATACATCCTCTACATTATCGATCAAGCCAAAGCCCTCGTGGACTTTGTGACCAATGTTTTAACGGGCAATTGGGCGGCCGCATGGGAATCCGTCAAGACTATGTTTTCCAATACCGTCAATTTGCTCAAAGGTTGGTTTGATACGCTAAAATCCAAGCTCGAGACACCGATAAAATCAAAAGTAACTATGATCTACGACCAATTTAAAGCGGGCGTGGATAAGGTCAAAAAGTGGTGGGGAGAGGTTAAGGCCTTTTTGCGTCACCCCATCCGAGGAACCGTCAACATCATGCGGAACATCATGGGCGGCGGAGATATCGGGCGAAATGCTCGAGGTACGTCGAATTGGAAGGGCGGTTTGACGTGGGTCGGTGAAGAAGGCCCCGAAATCGTCAACTTACCCCGAGGCTCGGAGGTGCTCTCCAATACAAAGAGCCGCCTCGCCATGCACGAGGCGAGAATGAATGGCAACTCCGGAGGCGACACCCATATCCACATCCCCAAGCTCGCCGATCAGATCGTGGTGCGAGAGGATGCGGATATCGACAGAATCGGAGATGCCCTCTATCGTAAGTTAAAAATCGCCAAACTCAATCAGGCCAAACCCGCATTTTAGGAGGTGACTTATGGAGTTTTGGATTGTACAAGATCAAGACAGATTACTCTTACCCGTCACCCCCTATCCCGGTGTGGAGGATAGTCAGAACAACACAACCGTGGAACTCAACGAGGTGGGGACGGTTAATATTGCCGGGAAGAAAGGGCTGAGAAAAGTAAGTATCGACTCTTTTTTTCCGGCGCAATTGTACCCCTTTGTGGCGAGTACAGAAATCAACACGGATCCCTACTACTATTACAACAAAATTAAAGCATGGAAAGACGCAGGGCTCCCCGTGCGTGTCATTATGACGGAGACGCCTCACAATTTCGAGTGCTTGATCGACACCTTCAATGTAAACGAAGCGGACGGCTCAAACTCGCTGTATTACACGCTCAGCATGAGCGAGTATATTCGTTTGGAGATGAAAGAGGCGCCCAAGCCTAAAAAGCCTGTGAAGCGAGTAAAAGGTGCGGCGGATAAAGTCAACACGGATAAAAACAGTCCACAGTACGGGCTTACACCCCTCGAGGTCATCGCCATCGGGCAATCCATCCCCGAGGATTTAAAGACGACGGCGGAGATAGACGCCTACTGCGACGCGCGGCGAAAAGAGCTCATAGATCGCAAAAAGAACCCTCAAAAATACCCGCCTAAAAAAATGAAAGGCGTCGAGGAGTTGCGGAAAGAGCGGGAAGCTGAAATGGCCAAGAAGGGGCTGAGATGATGAAGCTCTATGTCAGCGGGAAAGACGTCTCCCAATTTTACGATGCGGCCACGTGGAGCGGTGGAGACGGTCAGGCGGGGCGAAAATTAGAGTTTAACCTCGCTACGTCGCAGAATCCTCATACGGATAAAAATCTTCCGACGATTGTCACAAAAATGAATGACCCTGTGCGCCTTACAAAAGACGACGGAACGGTGGTATTCGACGGGGAACTCGTTTCGAAAGAAAAATCCATCAGCGGCCGCCTAATGCGAGTGACGGCCATGGATAAACTCTATCGAGTCAACGCCACGCAAAAGACATACAATTTTAAAGACAAAAAGCCCGACGAAATTGCCGGGCAAGTCTTTAAAGATTTAGAGATCCCCACCGGAAAACTGGATACCGGGGCACCCATTACACGAGTCTTTGACATGACGAGCGCTTATCAGATCGTCATGACCGCTTATCACTTAGAGTATGAGAAAAGTAAAAAGCCTTTTATCGTCCGAATGGACGGGGAAAAGGTGGAGTGTGTCGAGCGGGGAAAGACGGTGGCGAAATATATGCTCGATCCGTCTTTTAACCTTATCGATTCCCGCTTTAGTGTATCAGTCAAAGACGCTGTGGAAAAAGTCGATAAGTACGACCCCGACGGCAACAAGATCGGCACCATCGGCGGAACGAAAGTACCGAAGGGCTCCAACAACGAGGAAAAGATCTGGAATTACTTTAAAGATCTAGGCTACTCCGATGGCGCCGTTGCAGGGATCCTCGGCAATCTCTATCAAGAGAGCCGATTTGATCCGTCATGTAAGCAGTACGGCGGCGGTCCGGGGCGAGGACTCGCACAATGGGGCGGCTCTCGCCTCGCCGAACTGAGAGCCTTTGCAAAATCTCAAGGGAAAAGCAGTACAGACTTAGGCGTGCAGCTCGCTTTTATAGATAAAGAGATGCGAGAGGGCAAAAACGTCTACTGGAAACGTGCGAAAATGTCCTATGCGGACTTTAAAAAGATAAGCGACCCCGTTGCAGCCGTGAGAGCCTTTGAAAAATCCTTTGAGAGGGCAGGAAGGCCCAATTATCCCGTGCGAAATAAAAAGGCGACGGAGATTTTTAACCGCCGCAAGGGCTCAGGGCCCACAGGTGGAGAAAAAGTCTATCGCCAAGAAAAGCACGAGGACGCCAAGGCACGAGCCGAAGGGATCCTAAAAGAGATCGAGAAAAAGGCGGATTTAAAGGTCTTTGGGGACTATGACCTAATCACCGGTAACGCCGTCACCGTACGAGAGCCTTTTACGGGCCTTAACGGCAAATTTTTTATCGTCTCCGATACCCATCATTTTGCCAACAACTACCACGAGGTAGAGCTGACCCTCAGCTATCAAAACCTCATGGAGGATGTCAACACCTCGGAAAATAAAAAAGATAAGAGCGACGCTCCCTCGGGTGTGCCCAATGACGGCTCGGCAGGTGCCCGTGCCATCGAGGCAGGACTAAAAGTAAGAGGAGTACATTACCAATGGGGTGGCAATACGCCGCAATCGGGACTCGACTGCTCCGGCTTTGTGGACTACGCCTATACATCAGCCGGTATGCCGATCCCCGGCCGCCTTACATCGGCAGGACTCAGGAGCAATCCCAAGGCTTACGGCTTTGTAGAGGTACCGTGGAACCAACGTAAACCGGGGGACGTACTGTGGCAATCGGGCCACGTGGCGCTCCAATACTACGACGGCAAGATCTTGGAGAGCGGTGGCACGACGAAAAGCAGAAAGTATCTCGGTTACTCCGGTGTGGGCATCACCGACGGAAAAGGCCGACGATTTAACAAGGCTTATCGCTATGTAGGGAGGTAATAATGCAAAAAGACGATTACTTACAAGGGCTATGCGATTTATTTGATCCGGCGCCGTCGCAAGAACTCTTGCCCTACTGTGAGACGGGCACGGTAACCCAAGCGCCGCCCGAAATCGAAGTCGCTACACGGGACCTCACCTATCGAGCCGATCAGATCGAGGTCAATGAGTACTGGACAAGTGGACACGAGCGACAGATCGAGATCCCGAGTACAACGCTCACGGGATCGGATTCTCGAGGCGACAGTCATAGTACAGGCGGTTTCCCACAGGCGACGATTATTTTTAAGGACGATTTGAAAGTAGGCGATAAAGTGGCATGCTTACAAAGCCGGAGCAAGCAGACGCTTTACGTTTTATGCAGGTTAAAGAGGTGATACCGTGGCAGATTACTACCCTTTTATAGAGCCGGACACGGCGGAGGAGCGGATTGTCCCGGTATGCTCCGAGTACGCCTACGACTTTGAGACGCAAAATTTTAAACTTAACGACGATAACGGATTTTACCTCGTCTATGAGATCGAGGCGTTAAAAATAAAACTGTGGAAGCTTTTTATGACGGTCAGGTGGCGGTACGATATTTTTCCGCCGGGCTACGGGAACGAGCTCGAGTCTTTAATCGGGCGAGCCTATACCCAAGGCTACATCAACAGTGAGGCGGAACGTTTTGTAAAAGAGGCCGTCGATCGCAATCTATCAGACTATATCAAGCGATTGGAGGACTTGACCGTCGACTTTGACGACGGAACGCTCTATATCAGCTTTAAAGTTATCAGTATTTACGGCAAGTTTTACATGAGAGGAATGGAGGTGATCCTATGACAATGATCCCCGAAATGGACCAACAGGCGTATCTCGATCGGATGCTCGGAGCACTACGCAACACAGAGGACAAGAGCCCCAACTCGTTTAGCTACGACAATCTTTCCGCCGTGGCTTTTTTGGCTGAGGATATCCACAGGCTCATCACCTACCTCTCGGAACAGTTCGACATCGAAAACCTCGAGGGGCGAGACCTCGAGACGCGGATATATCAGATCGCAGGATTGACGCGTAAACAGCCGACCATTGCCCACGGTCTTGCAAAAGCCGAGGGGCAACCGGGAGCGAGACTCCCAAAGGGCACGCTTTTAAAAGGCGGGAGTACCGACTACACGACCCGTGACGACTATATCATTATGGAGGACGGCACGGCAAAGATCGAGTTTTTTGCACTGGCGAGCGGCGGAGAGGGTAATCTCTCCCGAGGCATCGTCTTAAAGCCGAGCCCCCAGCTAACGGGCATCAAAAAAATTACGACGATCGCTGAGGTTAACAACGGCTACGACATGGAGAGCGACGACGACTTTAGAGAGCGGTTTTACGACAAGCTGCAAAACCCGCCGAAAGCGGGGAATCCCTCTCACTACAAGCTGTGGGCGGAGGAGATAGACGGTATCGGCGGTGCCAAGGTCTTTAGGACATGGAAAGGGCCGTCTACCGTCAAGGTGGTGGTCGTCGGTATGGATAGAAAAGGCGTCGACGAGGATATGATCAAAACGGTAAAAGATCACATCATGCTCGAGGCGCCGATCCACTGGGAAGATTTAACCGTCGAAAGCGCAAAAGAGATCCCTATGGAGGTAAAACTCAAGCTGACCATACAGCCGGGATTTGCTCTCGAGGACGTCAAGCGAGATATGACGGAGGCCATCGACGAGTACCTATACACCGTGGCCTTTAGCCAATCCTTTGTGTCCTTTGCCAAGGTGGGCGGTCATATACTGGCCACGCCCGGCGTTAAAGACTACGAGGATCTCACGATTAACGGAAAGGCGGACAATCTCGTCTTAGAGGACACGGATGTGGCGACGCTCTCGAGCATCGAGGTGATCGCGTGAGGATAAAAGAGATTAAGATTCCATACGCCGGACTTTACTACCACTATCTACCGTGGTATGACCGGGAAAATATCACCTTTTTGGACATTGCGAGGACATTGGATCTCGTCTTTAGGCTTTTGCAAGACGAGCTCTCCATCGTCGACCGCAATCTTTATCTCGACACCGCCGCGGAGGCTCTCTCGATCTATCAAAGGGATCTGGGATTAGACATCGCAAACGGCGCAAGCGTCGAGGAGCGGCGAAAGATCATACAGGGGTATTTGCACTACCTCCACACGCAGACGACGGAGCAGGTGGTACACGACCTCGTGTCGTCTTTTTGTGCGGACAAAAGCCTCGTGGAGATTATCAAACAAGAGGTCATCGATACGTACAAAATACGTATGGAGATAGCTTACTCCTCTCGTGTGGATGTTCCGGCGCTGATCAAGACGTTGGATAAGATTATGCCGGCCCATCTGGTCTACTACTTAGAGATCGTCATGCGGTGCCTTTTTTTGGTGACGGCGGAAACAAAATCGGCAAATCTACCCTATCCGCAATTTTTATGCGGTGAGCATAACTGCGGAACAATCCCCGATGACCGTCACATGGGCCGAGCGTTTAAAACATCCATCGGCTTTAATACGGCTATTAACAACGGCAAGGAATATTACGGCTACACCAACGACGGCTACAAAGCAGGCGAACTGCGAGGCGACGGAAGCGAGGAAATCCTATATATCCAAGACTTTAGTCGGGAAAATGCCTACGAATTTAAGGAGGACGAATGATACACGATAATCTTATGACCCGCGTCATCCGCTACATCAAAGAGCAGATCGACCACGCGAAGATCGTGATCGACGATAAGGAGCAGGACGCGGAAATTCTAAAGGCGGAGATCGCGCCGAATTATTTGCTCAAGGTTTTTGTCAATACACCGCGGGGATCCGGCACGATCAGCGATTTACGGCTATACGACAAAGACGGAAAACTCATGGTTTCCAAACCGCAAGAAATTACAAAAACAACGGGCTACGGTTTGGTCTCGAGTTTTTATATCCAACTGACGGAGCGGGAGATTACCGACCCGATGAGCATATTTGAGATGGGAGGTACACGTGGATAAGTACACACAGAGGGCATATTACGAGATCAAGGAGAAGCTAAAAGCGGATCCTGCCTATCTCGATAAAATCACGGAGGAGTTTTTAGATCAATCCATTACGCCCGTGTTTTGGGATGACCATATCGCCGAATTTGGGAACGTGAAAGTTGAAACGCTCCGGGGCAAGGACAAAAACGGTAACGAAATCGTGCAACACGATAGGTATGACGGCAACATTTTTCAGGCGGGAACACCAGTGGACGCTTACAATTTGGGGCAGATGGAATGGAATGATTTAGTCAATTATATGGGGTTAAAATACCTGCTCGATACGGTGCGCCGATTAAGCATCGAGCTTGCAACGCTAAAGGGCGGGCTAAGTAACAACATGCCTCATAACTCGTTTGTCGCCGACCTTAAAACATTTGACGGTGATTTTGTTTTTAAAGAGGGCTATTACGATGCCGTCAACGGCCGAGGAGTGGTGTAATGCTACCTAAAATCTGCGGCGGTTTTTTAAATGTAACGCAAAAGTGCAATTTGGCGTGTAAGTATTGTTTTGTAAAGCAACAACCTATGGAGATGGATTTTAAGACGGCGAAAGATGCCGTCGATTTTTATGCGCAAAATGCCCTCGATGAGTTAGCCACGCCGTCGGTTACTTTTTTCGGTGGCGAGCCTATGCTCCGCTACGAGGATATCGTCAAACCCATCATCGAGTACGTGCGAGGAAATTATGGGGAATATACTCTTTCCATAACCACCAACGGCACGCTACTAGACGAGGATAAACTCCGCTTTTTTAAAGATAACGGCGTGGAGATTTTGTTATCTATCGACGGGGATAAGCCGACGCAGGATTTATTGCGGACAAAGCACGACGGGAGAGGATCTTTTGACGATATTCCCATTGACCTATACCTCAAATATTATCCACACGGAACATTTAGAGCTACTCTCGACCCTCGAAATGTGCGGGATATGTACGACAATTACCTTTTTGCTGAGAAGAAGGGCTATAAAAGCGTCACTATGATCCCCAACGTCTTTGAGGAGTGGAGCGCGGAGGACTACGACGCTATGGAGCGCGGTGTGGAAAAGATTATGGAGCATATCGCCGAAGCCAAAGCGAGCGGGAGATCTTATGCGGAGTTCAGCGAGGTAGAGAAAGGACGATCACAGGGTGGCGATATACGGGATCGCTTGCGAGATGAGCCGGGATGCGGAACCTGCGGTTTAGGTGCAGGGCTTTACGGCTCCATCGGAGCAAGTGGCGATGTCTACTCGTGCCAAGAAATGACGGAAAATGCCGAATGCGCCGACTTTAAGATCGGCAATATTTATACGGGTATCGACGACGATCGAAGAATCGAGATCATGAGCAAATTCCACGTGGATAAAATAAAAAGCGAGGAAAGCGGGCGATGCGATAATTGCAAAGCCCGGAATGTATGTAAAGGTGGGTGTACTATTAATAATTATTTTAAAACGGGCGATCTTAATACAATCCCCGAAGCCTACTGCCGATGGATGGAAGCGATGGCCAAAGCCAATGAAAGGATGGTGAAAGAATGAGTTGCTATAACTGCCAAACGGTGTTGGACTGTACGGGCGTATGCCAAGGGATATGCCAAGGATGCCAAGATTTATGTGAAGGATATGCACAATGTGGATCTTGTGAAGGCGCCTGTCAAAATTGTCAGTGGAGTTGCGAAGGTTCTTGTGAGTCAACGTGTGAATCTTCTTGTCAATCATCCTGCGAAAAATCCTGTCAATCGGGAGCGCAGACGAATCGATCGCCGGGAACGCCGTCGTCCATTTCGGTTCCCGAGGAGGTAAATGGCGGGGAAAAAATCACGATCAGTTGGGGGTCGGCATATGATGCGGATAACAACATTAGTACTTATGTACTCGAGCGTAGCGACGACAACGGAAGCTATAAAAGGATTTACTCCGGTAATACCCTGCGATACGAGGACACGATCCCGAAAGGTTTAAAAACTGTGCGCTATCGTGTGCAGGCGAAAGATAGCTACAATGCGACGGGAAGTTACCGGACGAGTAATATGATCAAAGTCAACAACAACGCCGCTCCCAACATCAGCGGTAACAGTTATGATTACGGCGCCATTTATAAAGATTTTGATATTGCTTTTATCGTCACCGATCCCGACGCAGGCGACGAGGTAACGGTTAAAATCTACTCCAATGGGGAGATGGTCAAGGATTACGGCAAGATCACGCTAGGGGTGCGTCATACCTATCCCGTCAAATTGTCCGGATATACCCTCGGTAAGCACATGATCGAAGTCAAAGCGACGGATAAAGAGGGCGCAAGCAAAACTAACACATACCGTTTTACCAAAATCAATACGCCTCCGAAGTTTAATGTGCAAAGTGGCGATCTTGGCGATAAAAATACCGCCTTTAGTTTTACCTATCAAGTGAGCGATGCCGAAGGCGACGACATCAACATCGTGGAATATCTCGACGATGAGGTTATCCGCGTACGCAAAAGTGTAGCTAAAAACACCGATTTATCCATCACCATCGATGCGGAAAAATTAAAGACTTTAGATATCAACAAATCCCACGTCCTACGTGTGGAGGCGGAGGACACCTCAAACGGAACGGCAACCTTAACGCAAACGTTCCGGCGGGCGAATTTTGCGCCGATTATAAGCGGGGAAGATAAAAATATCGGCACGATCGAGGATAAAGTTAGTTATACCTTTAGTATCACCGATGTAGAAGGTGACGTCATCAAGGCGTGGGTGTACTTGGATAGCGAGCATCAAAAAGCCTATGAGACGATCGAAGACGGTAAAAACTATACTTTTACCATCGAGGGCGAGGAGTTTTTAAAACTGACGCCGGGCAATCATGCGCTCCGAATCGTGGCAGAAGATGCTCAGGGTATGCGGTCTCAACGGGTGATCAGTTTTACCCGAAAGGTAACACGCCTTTTAGCAGAGTTTAGAGAGCCGATTGTTACCGATGCGGCGGCGCGGAAAATTTTCATTGTGCCAAATTGGAAATTAGCCAATGGTGCAAAAGGTGCAATATACGCGTGCAACAACGCTTTTGACGATGCGCCTGCGTGGGAAGATATTACGAGTATGTCGACGGCAGGGCTCGATTACCAATTTAAAAATGCAAAACGCACGGCGGACAAATGGGGCGTATCCATTAAAATTGTCGTCGAGCGTGGCGCGGCTATTTTAGACAGTTATGTATACGGAGTAGGAGGTGCATTTGAGTGATTATCCACAATCAGCGTAGTTTAATTGCGATCCACAACGAGCGTGATCGCGAGGATTTTATCGACGAGAAGGTAAAAGACGGAGACGTTATCAAAACGATCAAAACCATCGATGAGAAAGTAGAGGCACAAGGCGAGGCGTCCACGGCCACGGTCATGGAGATGTCCGCAATGATCGGCACGCAGGCGCAGATTATTGAGGAGTACAAGCAGGCGATGGCGACCATGGCCATGGAAATGACCGAAATGATTGGAACGTTACAGATGCAAGTTGCGGAACTGAAAGGGGATAAATAATGTTTAAACTCGATGAAAACTCTATGGTAGTTAAGATCTGGGCGAATGCGATCAAGCGTGGCGAAAAGACAATCGAGGACGTGCCCACGTGTTTCGGGATGCGTGATGCGGTTAGAAAACGCTTAGAACTCGACAAGCAAGAGGCGTAGCCCATGAAAAGGGTTACGCTTGGGCGATTTGCCTTCCAGTACCGCTCTAAGGCGGAGTGGGAGGCGTCGCAACTCATTTTATATGCGGGGGAACTCGCCGTGGAAGGTGATACGGGGCTCATGAAAGTGGGCGACGGGAAACACTTGTACATGGAACTCCCCTACTTTAACCGCGGCGAAAAAGGCGACACCGGGGAAAAAGGCGAGAAGGGCGAAACCGGCGCCGCTCTCGCCATTAAAGGCACAAAAAACAGCACCTCCGACCTACCCAAAGTGGGCAAGGCGGGCGATGCGTATATGATAGCCGGCGATCTCTACGTGTGGAGCGATACGACATGGACCAATGTCGGGAGGGTCAAAGGAGAGAAAGGCGATCAAGGAGAACCGGGAGAAAAAGGCGATCCTCCGAAGATGACGATCTCCGACGCAGGCACGTGGGTAATCGACGGCGAGGACACGGGCAAGCGAGCCATGGGTCCGCAAGGCGAACAGGGCGATACCGGTGATCCGGGGCCTCGTGGATTGCAAGGAATCCAAGGCGAAGATGGGATCCCCGGCAAGCAAGGGCCACCGGGGCCTCCGGGGCCGCCGGGCGTTAAGGGCGAGCCACTAAGATATAGCGATCTTACCCAATCACAAAAGCAAGAAATGGCCAACATGGTGAACGTGGATTTGTCTCCTTACGCTAAAAAAAAGGACATCCCCGATTTATCGCCTTATGCAAAAACCGCCGATTTAAAAACGAGTCTAGCAGATATGACGAGCGACTCAAACCACCGCACGGTAACCGACACGGAAAAATCAACGTGGAACGATAAGCTAAGTTCCGTTAGCGGAAAGGATGTATCCCGATCTAAGACAAAAGGATACGGCTCGGCGACGGAATGGTCGGAGATATCGTCCACGCGTGATGTGGAGGATTGGATCGGCGACTTTGATAAGCGAACGCGGGAAAATAAAAAAAGCCTCGGGAAGAAAGTCGATGCGGTTAGCGGTAAAGGGCTATCGACCAACGACTTAACTGATGCTTTGCTCAAAAAATTAAATAACGTAAAAGAACAAATTATTTTAACGCAGGCGGAATACGACAAGTTGCCGACAGATCAAAAAAATGATCCGAATAAAATCTATTTTATAAAGGCGTAAATTATGATTACAAAAGAAATAAAAAGCGCTAAAGTCACTGGAAATGAGATTAATACAATTCTATCGGGTGAGGTGGTGTTGTGGTCACGTGAGGCGATAATCAAAGAGCGGTTGAAAGCGGCGGCGAAAGATTTACGAATACAGGATGGCCGAGGAATCTGGCATGGTGGGGAAAGATTGAATGAAATATATAATGTTCACAGTGATTTTAAAACATTACCTTCATCCATCGAGGGATATAACGTAAACGTAACTTACAAATCGTCAAATCCATACTATTTGGACAAACAAGGGCATGTAAGCCCTCATAGTTCTGGGGTAAAAAGAGTTAGCTTATATGCGACAATTACTGATCGGACGACGGGTCAATATGTGATAAAAGAGTTTTTAGTATACATTATATAAAAGGAGTGATCTATGCAATTAGATATCGACGCTATCGCCAAATGGGCGACAGCATTTATAGCGATTTTTAGCTTTGCAAAATTGATCGTGACGCCTTTTACACGCGTCATGAGCGGTACAAAAGCGACGCTAAAAAGTTTGGAGGACACGATACAAGATTTACGTCGAGATATCCAAGACAGTCAAAAAGACCGCGACGATATCCACAAGGTACTCGAGACCCACGACGAGCGCATCAATCGCGTGGAGGATGACGTGATCAGGATCGATACCTTTTGCACAGCAAGGACAAAAAAGGAGTAGATATGGAGTTTATCTATAAGCCGATAACCAATAAGCGGCAGATCGGACGATATCGCAAGGCGAGCGAGATTAAGTTTATCGTCATCCACTATACGGGCAATTACAGCGTGGGAGCTAATGCGATGGCGCATTACCGCTATTTGCAAGGGGCGACACGGTACGGCTCGGCGCAATACTACGTGGACGATAAACAGATTATCCAAGTCATCGGGGACAGTCGGGTGGCTTGGTCGGTAGGCGACAATCAAGGCAAAGGGCGGTATCTCAATGGTTGCACCAATAACAACTCACTCAACATCGAGATGTGCGTTAACGCCGATGCCGACCTCAAAAAGACCTATAAAAACGTCCTGGAGTTAACAAAAAATTTAATGCGTAAATTTAACGTGCCGGCATCCAATGTGTGCCGGCATTATGATGTGAGCCGTAAAGATTGTCCCCACAACTTCCGCGCCAACAACTGGGCGCAATGGTGGGAGTTTAAAGAGCAGATTAAAGCGCCGATCGAGTGGCCGATCGACCTCTCCAAGTCCTCTACATTTGGCGAGGCGGTCAAGCCCTCGAAGGCACCCGAGGCAAAAGTAACCGATGTGGAAGATTTAGCGGCGCAGGATAAGGCGCGGAAGGAGTATCTTATGACACAAAAAATGGATCCGGATCACCTCCCCGAGTGGGCGGAAAAGGAATGGGAAGAAGCGAAAGAATTAGGCATTACCGACGGCACACGACCGGGCGCAATAGCGACACGTGCGGAAGTAGCGGCGATGTTAGTAAGAGCTATCAAGGCTAAGGAGGCAAAAAATGGAAAATGCAATTGTAATGACAACAGCGGTCTTAGGTATCGTACAGGCCTTTAAAATTGCAGGTTTACCGGCGAAGTATAGCCCTATCGTGGCGATTTTAGTCGGAGCGGTGATTTATGTAGCCATGGCGGGCATCTCCCCAGCAAATATCATCACAGGTGTAGTCATCGGCTTGTCGGCGGTAGGGCTATACGAGAGCGGCTCGAGAGTGGGAGATAAGGATCTTATTAGTCCGCAGGAAAAAGAAGCGTATTTGCGCAATAGGAATAAGTAAAAAATTAGCCTTGCTAGAGACATAAGTGTCCTTAGCAAGGCTTTTTTTGTGCAAAGGAAAGGCGCCGGGAAAGGAAGCCCGACGCCGAGATCGTGATCGCCTTGTGTTTCATCCAACATGACTATAAAATGCGATCACTTGCCTTTATTATAATGTAGGATTTAAAAACGGGCAACAGAAAAGGGGTCGAATTCGACCCCTTTTTCTGTATGTTTGTTTTTCTAAGCAAACATATTTCAATCCACGGGGAGGCATCTCCCCGAGTATGAGCATTGCTCTAAACAAATATATTTCAATCCGCAGGGCTTTGTCCTGATTATGATTTGAGTATATACCGCAGTTTAAAAAAAGTCAAAATAAATTTAAAAATAGTACTTGACTTTGTACAAACTCAAGGCTATAATATAATTAAGCTAAAGGAAAGGGGATCACCCCTAAGATATAAAAAAGGAGAAACAACATGACTAACAAAATCGTAACCATCGACATCAGAGAAAAAGCCGAACAAGGCGAAAAGGGTAGAGTTTACCTCATCGAAGGAGCATACGGAAATTTAGAATTTATCCCTCTATTTGGACAAGCCGATTATCGCAATTACAGCGATATCCAATATGTAGAGATCTTAAATGACACTTTCATGGGATTTGGAGCAGACGAAACGTACGAAAAATTTATCGTAAACGAAGCGATCGACTACCTCACGGAAAACGGCACGATCGAATACGACGAAAGCAACGGCGAATACTACTTTAAATAATGGGGAGGGGCGAAAGCCCCTATCCTACTATAAGGGGGTTATCATGAGAAAGATTTTAAACAACAAGGTTTACGATACCGACACGGCAAATTATGTAGGCAGTTACGAGTATGACATAACCAATAATCTTGGTTGGTGCATGGAAAAACTTTACCGCAAGCGAACAGGCGAGTATTTTATTTATGGTGAGGGCGGCCCCATGAGTAAATATAGCGTCGATTTAGGGAGTGGCAATTACAGCGGAGGCGAAGCTATAAAGCCCATATCCTATGACGAGGCGAAAATGTGGGCTGAGGCAAACCTCGATGCCGAAGAATACGAAGTGGAATTTGGGATCGTGGAAGAGGACGAGGAAATGACGTCGATCCACGTGCAGATCCCCGCATCGTTAAATGATCGCCTTGAAGCGGAAAGATCAAAAACCGGCATGAGCAAATCAGGAATCGTGATCGAAGCGTTGGAAGATTATTTACAAGTTTTTGTGAAATAATACTTGAATTTGTACAAACTCAATATTATAATATAATTAAGAAATAAGGAAAGGGAAACACCCCGAGATCAAAGGAGAATTAGAATGAGAACGAAAAGAAACAATTACTTTTTTGACGAACTAGGTAAAGCACTTGTAACGCAGGATATAGAAGAATTAAAAAAATTCTTTGTTCTGATTAGCGGTGAAGAACCCGAGGTCGAGGATGAAATTTTAGAAATTGTGATGCATAAGACAATTTTCCATCGATTAGATCTTCCACAAAGTTTAAGATTGAATTCGCTAAACTGGTTGACGGCGAGAGGATATAACACTAGGATTAATTGA